CAGTTTTTTTAATACAACGCCCAGCACCGATAGCGTAATTATGTGACCAGTGAGCTACCCGCCCTGTGCTGGCTTCAATAAAATAACAGGAATCGATACCAAAACAATTCTCTCCGGCCTCCCAGTAAGGTTTATACAACTCGATTAGCTTTGAACTTATAAGGTCATCAGAGCCTAATTCGAGCATGTAATCCCACTCAAGTTTCATCAACTCTTTAAGCCCTGCATTTTTCTTACGGCCTAAATACTTATTCGGAAATTTCAAAGAACGTACATTATATTTTTCCAGCAAGTCACCTTCTGCTTTTCCGGTATAAACAGCAAAGGGAATAAACTCAATATCTTTATTCTCTCGCTTTAACCTTTCCAGCCCGTCTAAAAATATCTTTAGAACCGGAATCCGTTTATAACACGCAAAATATATCGCAATCTTTACCATAGCCTGTACATATCTAAAAGATCAGTAATGGCTTTAGGATACTTCCTATGTCCTTCATCTCCCCGATTCTCGTAGTTATGTGCTATAATTAAAAGCAATGCACTCTTTATCGGGGCTGGCACAAGTGCAGCAGAAGTGTATCCTGCCGTAAATTCAATCTTAACAGCGTTTGGCCTATCGTAAGTAGTCGGATAAGTAACACCGTAAGCCCGCCAAATCCGGGAAGGCTCGCTGATTAAATCCTTATCGTACTCAGTGGCAGTCAAAGCTTGCTCTATGTTATCAGTATCGTAATATTCGATTGATGCAATACTAACAATAGGACACTTGTGCAAATCTATTTTCGTATATAGTTCATCCAAGTAAAGATACCACGTGGCAGACATTAACTGCCTGTCAAGGTATTCCTCCACCCATGCCGTAGCCGAAGCAATCAAATCATCTATCAGGTCGTTATCTGTGTTTACGCTTACCTTTAGATGCAGTTTTGCTTCTGCCTGACTTACGGGCTGGCTTGTTGCTATTGTCTTTATTTTGTACATCAATTATTGATTTCTCAATTTCATTAACAGGAACAGCACAATCAGCACTTATCAGGCTTCTTGCACGATCAGCCGGACAGTCCACTATCTCTCCTTTGTGATAGTGGAAGTCCTTGCTGGCCGATGTTACTGTTATTTTAATTCTACGAAGCTGCATGAAGTATATGTTTAATCGGGTGCGTTCCGGCATCCATTAACTCGCTGTCAGAACGTGACCAGCCCATAACAGCAATTTGCATACTGTTCATGTATTTTTCCTGGAAACGGAATATACTATATCCCTTTACCATACGGATAGTGAAAAGTTTGAAGTCACCAAATAGAACGCTTTTTGCGTTTGCTCCGATGTCTGCCATGTCTTGATTAATTACATAAGGCTTGCCCTCAATCCTGTCAGGTTCGCCAAACGCCATACCGGGTTGCCACAGTGGGCGTGAATCGTTTGTCCCGATTTCCAGCTTTTTGATAGCAAGTAATGTATCATCGTTAAACATGAAGTGTCCGTTTGTACGGTAGCTTGGATCAACTGAATGCAAAAGGTTTACAAGATCATCCCTTGTTATTGAAGTGGCCGCAGCCGCCTCACCTAAATATGAAGCTGGTACAACTCCGTTATGCTGACTTGAACCAGTACCAACGGTACAATAATAATTCAATGCCCTTGCGTCCCGGATAGCCATAAGCCCTATAATATAACTAGTTATATCATAGTTTGAATCCTGGATTAACTGCATGGAGATTGGAATAACCTTTGTATTCAAAAGGTAAGCATCAAGTTCCTTCTGTGTAAAAGCAACTTTGTCAAGGTCGGCAACGGTTTCCTCTGTCAAAATAACACTCCTGTTTGTAGTATCATTTGCGACAGGGAATTTCATGTTTCCACCGCCCGGAGTTGTAAGAATATTAGCCACACTGGCAATCCCACCAAACTCAAGCGTGGCAGTTATAATCTGATCTGACCATGTAGTCGGCACCGTGTAGCCACCATCGGCATCAGTACCTACGCTCTGACCGTCAACAGTTGCCCTTTCTTCAAGCTCAACGGCTTTCCCGGTACGCATATATTCCAAGTACCTTTCTTCATATTCTTTTGCAGGGTCTGCCTTTTTTGTTTCGATCTTTTTGGCTTCTTTTCCAGCCATTTCTTTGTCAAGTGTTTCCTGCCTTTCGCCTCGCTCGATTTGCTTCAGGAGTTCATCCTGCTCTTTGTCAAACTTTCCCCAGCGTGTGTCCTGCTCTTCTGTCAGTTTTCCGCCTTCGTTTTCCTTAGCCTGAGTTACGATCTCTCGCATCTGTGTTATCAGGCCCGCTCTTTTTTCTCTTAACTCTTTCATCTTTGTTTGTTTTAAGTTAAGCCCTGTTCAGGCTAATTTCAATTAACTGTTGCTCTGCCTCCCGCACCGATAAGGTTTCGGGTGGTATTTCTTCTTCTTTAGATTCATTCTTAATAGTGTCCTTCCATTCATCATAACTACGCTTTGCAAGATCGAGGCTGTTTGCCCCTACCGAAGTCTGCAAGTATGCCGGATTAGTTACAGGAGAAACATCATATAGTTTTTTAAATTCAAGTATTGTTCTGATGTCTGGATCGTTTTTTGTTTTGCCTTCCTCCCACATATCACTCGCTACGGTGAACGCAAAGCTCGAAGCAACTATATTCTTTAACTGTATATCTTCAAGCGTATCATTCCCGGCACTTGTATTGGGTGCATCGAATCCGTACTTTAATCCCTTCGCATCAATATTCAAATCCAAAGTCTTAGCCGTTGTGCGAGCCATAACCTTATCAGGGTCATGGTTCCGGCAAGCGATTACATCTGCCATGTCGCATTTTTCAAATGCAGCCGGGTCAATCTTCTCCCGGAACCATCCTAAGTCCTGAGATAGTTTATTAAACACCGCAGCATAGCCAGATATATGCCTGCTATCTTCACCCTCCCGTTCTTCGATAACTACGGGGTTTTCAAAATATCTAATTTCTTTGTCCATCTTCTTCGGTTTTTATAAAAAGTCCTTTGTCATCAATAGGCATCATATTGCCCATAACATATCTTTGATCGCCTCCATCGACTGCATTAAGTCCATCGGCTGCTCTGATTTCATTTGATGTGATTGAGCCGGTGGTAAACTTTGCAATCATTATTTTAGATCTTGCTTCAGCGTCACCCCTCAGCAAAGCATCCAGATTATGCTTAGTAAATGTGTTATACTTTTCAGATTCATAAAACAGCTTGCGATCATACTCCTGTTCAAAGCGTTTCACCCAGGGTCGCATCGTATGGGTTACAAAATCAATTCCCTGATGTTCGATATTATTATTCGTTGACTTCTCCAAGTCTGCAATCATGTGAGGTGGCACCCGGAAAATACGGGCAATCTCATTGACCTGGAATTTCCGTGTCTGTAAAAATTGAGCTTGCTCAGGTGGGATAGTTACACGTTCAACTTTGATACCTTCCTCAAGTACCATTGTTTTTTTGCTCCCATCACGGTACTTTTTATCAAACGAATCACCTAAATTTTTCTTACCCTTATCTGATAACTTGCTTGGATAACTCAGTACAACATCTGTGTTCGCTCCGTTGCCAAAGAACTCAGCACCGAAACCTTCAGCAGCCTTGCCTAATCCGACAGCTTCTTTATAAACATCCAGCGGAGCCTTGCCCTTAATACCATCAAAGGAAAGTCCGGGAATATGAAGCATCTCATAGTCTTTTAATATCTCGGTTCTATCAGAATGCCGCACTTCATAATACAGTTTTCCATCAGAAGCAATGAATGGAGTAACACCGTTTGGGTGCAGGATGTCCAAAGATTCTATCCTTGCATCACCCTTATACTGAATCTTAGCATACCCATTTCCCCAAAGAACTACGAAAGCCATAATGGTTTCACGGAACATGAACGAGGTCATAAACTGATTCGGCTCGTTATGCAATAGGTGGTAAACAGGATGTGCCAAAAGCAACTCCCTGCCATCGTTAGTACGTTTGAAAACTCCAAGTGGAAGGCTCGCAATGGTTTCAGAAAGGATACGGACACAAGCCCATACAGCGGAAAAGGTCAATGCAATTTCTTCATCTACCTTAACGCCTGACTTAGTACCGCCACCACTGCCTAAAATATCAGCAAATGTCGATCCATCAGATTCAGCAGAACGCCAACTAACATTAATAATCGGCTTTCCAAACAACTTTAATTCCATATCTGCATAGATATAATCCCTACAAATATATATACAGAATCAAGTTAAAGTATTAAACAAAGTTATATAATTTTTATTTAGACTAAGTAAAAATAGAACGCTTCTTACTTCTCGTAGTTCGGAATGAACTGTAGCAGGAATACTTACGTGCGCCAAATTCATCTACCCGCTCCGTTTCTAATCGCTCATAAACAGATAGGTAGGTTTCATCTGGGTTGCATTCGTCAAAAAACAACTCCTCAAATCCGTCTGCCGTTGCCAGCTTTTTTATTCGGTCACGCTCCATCGAAGCCTTTTTGGATGCCTTTCTTTACGGTTTTAATAACCTCTTTCAATGTTATCAATGGGATCTCCTTTTTGCCGTATGCCTTTGCAATCTCAGCACAGGCATTGTACACGTTATCAAGGTTCCTTGTGTACATTTTGATTAGCTTTGCAGCTTCATGCTTTGCTTGTCTTTGCTCTTTTGCTTTCATTGTATTTCGTCTAAAGTTAATATTCCACGATCTTCATATACACTCCTGCCAGGTGAATCGTCATCCATTAAAGCACCCAAGCTCATTATATCTGCCACAATTCCATCCAC